CCGCAAGAGTCGCAGTCAGCAGGATTGTCCACATTGCAAGTCGGTTGGGGTTTAGTTTCGAGTTCATTGAGCCAGTTATCAAAAGGTGAGGTACTTGGTTTTGCCATTGTGCTTTACTGCTTTGAGGATTTGTTTGCGATTCTTGGTATTAGAATAACTAACGTGAACCCAAGCTGGCGCAGTATCAGAGCCAAATTCCCAAATGAGTTGGTCAAAGTCTAAATTGTCCTTAATCCAATGGAACAAGACATCGTTGCCACCATCAAACTTGAGGTCAGCAGCTTGAGCCTGCACGTGCTGAGAGGTCTTTGCACCCCCTACTTTGCTATTCACCGCAGGGCTGCGGTATGCACTCGTTACTTTCACCGCACCTAATGCGTCTCTTGTGGGTTGTAAGACGTTTTCTGCAAGGCTACGGAGGTTGGGTTCCAAGTGCTTGGGTAAAGCGTTGGGAAGCCCTGTTTTTGTAGCAGTCAGTTCTGCGAGGGTAAAGTTCTTGGTCACGTTTTTAATATCAAAAGTTGTCGGTTTTACACATTATGCGCATTTGACTTTACACTTTGCGTGATTTATGCTCATTTGAATTAGCACTATTCGCTTTTTGCATATTGCCAATGTGTCGTATGTTGCACTAAAGGGAAACTTTAGAACTACCGACCCTGTGACTTGTAGGGCTTGGAGTAGTTCTTACTCGCTTTGTTGCTGCTTGCACTCTTGGAATGCTTGCCTCGCTTCTTGCTCTTACTGATCCTTTGGCTTACCGCCTGTGTCTTTGCCATCTTCTTTACCGTCTTTGAAAAACATAAGTGCGAAAGCCCCGACCATAAAAGTCGATACCTCCGTTAAAGTTGCACGGCCTCCCCAAACGAGTACGAAGCATAGTGCTATAATAAGAAGCCCCAAGATGGTGGTCTTAGGGTTCTTGAAGATTCGCTCAATTAGCACCTTTGTCCTTCTTGTAGTCCCTTCGCCACTTCCAAAGAGTGTACGCAAGTGAGGTTACAAGTACGGCTAAACCCAACATTTGATGGGCGTAGCTTACGAGAAGTCCTGCTCCCGTTAAAGACCAAGACGTTACAACGCTATCGGCTGACTCCTTTGTCATCGTTACTCAAATACGGGTGGTACTGGAGGCTGGCAGTATGGTGCATCGGGGTTAGCAACGCAGTACTCTGTTTCGTATGCTGATTCCCATCCTGCGAAGATGTGAATACCGCAAGGCTCTGGCCATACCACATAAGCAGCAAAAGACGTAACCATTGGCTCGTTAGCCCATAGGATGTCAACTGCGTACTTTGGTGAAGACTTTACGCACACAGGCATCCCTTCGGCATCCTTCCCGTATTCAAGGCAGATGTAGCCTAATTCAACTACGGCAGTAACCAGTTCGGAGTTCCAATAGGTGTAGGTTTCGCCTTCGGGGTCTGTACCCGTTAACTCAATCTTTGCTTTAGCCGTTGCCCATTGGGTAGGCGTGAACTCGTATTTTAGGAATTTCATCGTGTGTTGAATTATGCGGTTAGTTCAGCCAGTTGGGCGTTAGTTAAACGGGTCTTGAATAGTAGGACTTGGCTTACCTTCCCATCGAATGGTAGAGAACTATCGCCAAGCGCAGTCTTAAAAGTATCCAAGCTAATTGGGACATTGCCCGAAGTAAATACGTTAATTTGCGACCCGTTAATATACAAAGCAAAGTCATTTTGTTTGTAAGCGAATGCAAATTTTGTCATTGCAGTAACATTAGTTAAAGATGCGGCAAAATTGTAGGTCACACCACTTGCCCTTCTAACTATGAAATTATATTGATTATTTCCAAAATAAGCAAACTCAATAATGTTTGCATTACTGTTGTCGCTTAAACTAATTGCTTTAGCAACACCATCATTTGCTAAATTAGATATTTCAAGAAACAAAGTCCCCTCAGTCTGCCCAATAAGCGAACTAATGCCCGTCTTTGAAGCAACATCCGCAACCCTTGTAACGCTCGCTCCTAATGTGGGGATGTACGAGCTGGCGTAGGCTGAATTAGAGCCTTCCACCTGTGCGCCCCAAAGGATGTAAGTACCATTTGTACTAATTATATACTGCAGGTTAGTGCTTGCGGTTGCGGTAAATGTCCGCACCCGTGAGTGGCGGTACCAACCGTTCCCGTAGTTCTCAATTTTATAGACATCGGTTCCTGCGGTTGTTGCACCACCAAAGAAAACAATCTCACCGCTTGCGCTCTTTGCGAAAACCGAAATCGTAGCTGACTGACCGCTTACGGCTGCATAAGGAACAAACTCCGCATAAATGTAACCGCCCGCAGTAATAACAACAGTATCTGCGCTTTGGGTGCCATCGGGTGCAATTGTGGTATTTGCCGTTATGGCTGCGTTTAATTTAACCCAGTAAGCATTATCAAACTGCTCCGAATACAAAGCCAAGTTTGTTCGTTGTGGCTCCAGCAAAAGCTTGGGGCAAGAACTATTAAGGTAATCCAAACGGGGTAAACCGCTAACGGGGCCAACTGATACCGCTGCGGTGGTGGTCGGGATGTAGTCTGTTGCTATGTCACCAGTTTCGAGCTGGTAACCGAATGCAATATATGTGCCCGTTGAAGCAGTCGGCTGAAAGCGAGAGGTTGCCAAAGAATCCGCAGCAGTAATAAATACTGTTGTGCCAAGCACTGATGTAAATGACATTGAACATCTATACCAACCACCGCCTGCAGCAACAATAGTTGCGGTGCTGCCAGTTGCACTTGCAGTTCCGTTTACTAAATCAAAATTAGCAAATGGCGTTGGGTCAGTACCCAACATAAGTTGCACAAACTGATGCGTACCAGCTTTTAAGTATACGCTTGTCGTGTAGGTGCCACTAAATACAAAGGCTTGATTTACAAACTTCTGCGTAGTTGCTCCAGTAAGCGTAATTGTGTCAGCGTTTATAGCTCCATTTAACGGGTTAGCGGTAGTGTTAGCCGTAACGGTTGCGCTGGCTGCGCTCCAAGAAGTAGTAAAATCTTGGCTTTGCAAAATCAAGTTTTCACGCACCTTTTCAATTAGGCCGTCACTTTGCACACGGGTAGCTCCAGAAGCACGGCTGAAGGTTAGGTCACCAGTACCATCGGTTGGTTTAACCGAGTAAACCTTTTGGTTCTTGTACCCCGAAGGGATCATTACCAGACTTGCGTCATCAAAAAAACTCATATCAATTCAAAATAAATAGTTGGTCAATTAGGCATTCTTCGCCCTCAAGTGTTGCTCCATCGTCTGTCATACGTTGGATGTAGGTGTCAAAAATATCATAGTAGGTGTCCTCACCCAAGTCCTGCAACGCAGCAGTCAAGCAATCAAAGCCCTCAAACGTGCCTCCATCGTTCAGCACACGAGTCTCAAACTGCGCTACAAACTCATTAGCAGGAGCGAAGCAAGGAGGGGCTGACTGATTCTGGATAGACAAAGTAGTCTCATCCACTTGGCCAAACCAAGTAGAGCAGTAAATGATGCCCCAAGAAATACTATTTGCCATTGTCTTTTAAATAACTCTTTAACTTGATGACATTGCTCTTCTTTGGTTCGTAGGTCTTTTTAGAGAACCCAGCTCGCGAAGTTCGCATCGGTGTCGGGGTAGACATCTGCATTGTTGTTGGAATTATATTGAGGGAATGAGGCTTGGTTGTAAGACATATAAGTGATAAACCTGTCGGTGTAGTACTGCGCTAAATCACGAGCCTTGCCTACAAGGTAGTCTACTTCCAACTTATCAGCGGTAGTGCTATTCTCCGAGTTGTGCTTGAACACCCCACCGTTGCCAACTGTATAAGCAGCAAAAGGTAGATACTCCACCATTGCCCAATGGATTACCATAGGCTGAAGGTAGTCGTTTACCAAAGCCAAGTAAGGGTTGGCAAGAGTATTGGCAATAATATCATTACTGATCTTATCGTAAAGCTTCGTGCCTGTGTAGTTTTGGATGTGAATCTCCTGTGCTATCTTAATGAACTGGATAAATTTGTCCGTGTCCACATTACCGCCAATAGCGGTGTTGCGAACCAAGTCCTCTCGTTTAATCCAAAGTGCAGTTGCCATTTCTTATCTGTATTTTAATGATCCTCTTGATGATGTGTCAATAGGTCGTGTTTGAGCAGCATCCCATCCGTTAGGAACGAGCTTGCTGGTTGGCACGCCTTCTTTAATTGCAGCTTCCGTTGATACTAGCTTGTCGTTGTCTAGACCTTCGTTGGGTAGGAACTTACCACCCTGCCTCTTGCGGAAGTAAACCAAACGCCTCCAAGCGTGGTGGCAGAACGCCCCACCCTTCCACTTCCAGATAGAGTACACGCTCTGGCCTTCGGGAGCGAACTGACCATTAACACCGCTAAAGCTCATCATATCGATGTCTTCTTTGCGAAATACTGTTCCTCCGTTTGCTGCTCCTACCATCTCACGGCAGAACTCGCGGGAGTTGCTGCTGATGTTACGGGTGTATGCGTAGCGTATTTTGTAAAGCCCGCTATCAAAGCTGCTCTTTTCTTCGGGGTTACTGAAATCCTCTACGGCAAAGTTGTACTGGGTAGCGAGGTGGGTGTCCTCGTTATCTGGGTCGTTGACTATCTCATCGCTGATGAGTTCCCATTCTTCTAAATCAACGACCTCACCCTTTCCCCGCAGAGCATCTATCCACTTATGCTCATCATCTTGGGAGAATTCTGGGGCTTGGCTTGATAGCTTAACCCCCGTCTGCTCCTCGCGGGTCTCCATATCCATAGGAGTCACCACGTCATTGGTAAACTCTAAAGGCTGAAGGGTCTTGAAGTATAAGTTTAGGCTGATGTCGTTGTAGGCCAAGATTTGGTCTATGCCGTCAATGATAATCTCCTGCTTCGGGCGGATTACAAGGTTATCCAAAAGTGTGGAAGCGGTCTTCAGTTCATCTGCGTTATTGCCGAATCCTGTATTGTCTTTAATACCCAAAAGCATAGGGCTTACGATACGATGCGAAACCAATATCTTCTGCGTTGCCTCTGAACTCAAGAACTGATACTGATTAGCGGCATCTGAAAGTTGCACTGGGTCAACCGTTGCAGCGAGTTCTTTATTGTCGTTGAACGCAAGGATGAACTTGCCAGAGTTTGAACTACCGCTAAACTTCGTTGCAATCTGCTGCTCTATGCTCCTGCGTTCTTCTTCACTCGGCACGCCGTTGTTGAAGTTGATAAGCATAGAAGGTGCAAGACCGTTCTGAATGTTGTTGATGTGGTAGTTGGCAATCTCCTCCTCAAGTTCTGCGTAAGGAAGGCCACCTTGATAGTCTACTGGGGAGTAATAGTAGAATCCTGCTCGGTATGGCTTGATGTAAAGGATTTCCAATCCCTCACGGCTTGTGCCAAATGCAGGGATGCGAACCGCAGTCTCTTTTCTGCTGCTTACGGCATTCCAATCCTTTGCGTAGTAGTAAGCCTCAACCTCACCGTCTTCGTTGCACCTTGCGGCTCTCAATGTCTCTACGGGGATGTGCTGAACCTCTACGATCATATTGTGGTCTTGTGAGTACACCACTTGAAAAGAGCATTGCCCCATCATAACATAATCCGCTACGACCTTCTGCAAGCAGGCTTTCGTGAACAGGCCACGCATCGCTGCGTACTCGCTCGGCTTCTTGGCAGAGTCCGTTGCGTCTAAGCCCTTACCAAATGTCATATCCATCAAAGAGTTTAAGATGGCGTTGTTGGTTGGTGAGCCGTTGTATCTGTCAATCAGATAGCCGAAGTAGTCGTTGTTATCTCCGTATTCAACGTAGTCTTTGCCCTGCACCTCTTTTACAACAGGTGTGGTGTAGGAACTGAAGTTCACAACGTGGACTTTAGATGATGATGTACTCATTATTGTAGCTTGTTTCTTCCGTGTAGACGTTTTGGTTCACGGTAAATTTGTCGAAATCTGTTTGCGAAGTTACGAATACCCTATCTCGGTAGATAAGGTCACCATCGTATATTAATTTAAGGCCGTAGAATCGGTTGTTGACTAATGTATAGACTGCCGTGAGATCCATAAAGCCATTGGCCTCTGTTATCGTGGGATTGATTTCTTGCTCTGTGTTGGTGCTTTCATCAATCAAATATAGCGTAACACCATCAATGTCGTTAACTGCGCTCTGAACGCATCCTGTGGCCTCTAAAGTGCCACCATCAAACAACACACGCTCGAAGTACAAGTCCAAATCCTCTGATGAGTAAACGAACTCACGAGGGATTACCGTAATGGTTTGAGGTGAAGCTGATACTTGAAGGATATGCATCTTAAGTAAATAACCTTTTAATTCCGATTTGTTTGAAAATAGAAAAGGGGCTTGCGCCCCTTTCTCCTTTTACCTGTAAATACAAAGCGCTTATGCCGCCTCATTTATTTAATTAAAGTCAAGCACTACAGTCGCGGTACAACCTGCAAATGGATTGGCTTTTGTAGCTCCCTCAATGAAGTTAGCGGGAAGTTGCTCCTGTGCCTCTAAAGTCAAGGTATAGCCAGAAAGGTCACCCATTGCAGCACCAGTTACAATCGTTCCGCCAGTTACTTCAGCTCCGTAGTTCAGACCCATCATAAATGCGTTTCCGTTGTTGTCTTGAATCACCACTTGAGGGCGGCCATAGGCCATCAACTTTAACTGCTTATTATCTTCTTTAGTAAGTTTTGGCAAAGTGACATTCAAAGTCTGCGTGAAGAATGTAGTACCATTCTCGCGGCTTGAATTGAATGCTTGCTCAAATGAGCTATTGCCTTTTACTTCGTAAACATAAGCGGTAAAAGTTCCGCTAATGTCAGTAATTTCATCATCTGTAAAAGCGATGTTACCCATATCACCATAATTGATGAACGTAATTTTGTAAAGCCCACCTGTTACGTCTTTACAGGGAATTTCTCTACCTTTAGTTAAATCACACGACATTTTTTCTTTGTTTTATTAGATTAAAAAAGGGGGCGAGGACATAGCCCAAGCCCCCCTATGATTTACGTTAACTCGGATTAACTGTACAGAACGACGTCCGAACCGATCCCGTAATTGACCCCTGCGAAAAACCTGAGGATCACGCGGATATTGTCTGATCCGTCAAGGTCAGCCATATCAAGAACGCGAACTTCGTTACGCTCGTTCAGAAGACCTGTTCCGAAGAATAGGTTTGAAGACTGAGCAGCAACCATCTTGTTAGAAGGAAGACCGTTGGCCATAGCAACACGGATACCATCGAAGAACAAATCTCCGTTGCCGTACCAAGTAGTACCTTTATTGTCAACACCATTTGCTCCAAGACCTGAAGTTCCGAATCCACCAAGAGCGCGGACATAAGCCTTTGCTACGTTTTGTGGAACGTAGATAGTCAAGTCCTCCTTGCCGTAAAGGGCAGAAGGGATAGCGTCTACAACTTTACCAAGCTCTGCGATTACGTTTGCAGCAGTCACGGTGGTAGCGGTTACGTCAATAACGTCTGAGTCAGCAGTCATCAATGAAAGGAATCCGCTAAATTCTCCTGCACTTGCAGCAGCTCCGTTCCAGATGTTCTGCTCAATCTTCTGTGAAGTCTTTGCAGCAACGTGGGCGATAAGGAAGTCAGCGAAAGAAGCGGGGATGCTATCGTAAGCAGAGAAACCCATTTGACCACCGATCCAAGAATCGTAGTAGTCCTTCTTGCAAAGCTGCAAGTTCACTTGAAATGGCTCAACCTCAAGGATGCGG